TATCTTTGCAATTGAGGTATGCTTGCTTGAGATCCTTTTATTATCTGACTAGAAACTAGTGGAGAAAAATCATTAGAAGCTCCAACCATTTCTAGCATCTCTCCAAGAATTTCCATTTTTTCTGCATTTTTTTCTTTTTTAACTTTATTAACACTTTCTTCTAAATCATCACGAGCATCATCTTCAGCTGTTCTAGTTGAGTCCATGTAATTTTCATATGCAGACTTATCAATATTATAAGGATTGTCTGAGTCGTACTTTATTTCAAATGGCTCTACTTCAAAATCTTCATCAAAGATGTCAATAGCTTCGTCTGGAAGGCTAGATGGCATATTAATTTTAGGAGTATTAATCATCATAGATGGTATACCACCTCCCGGAACCAGGCCAACAGCATCTCCTGTTGCATATCCTCTTATTGCGTAAATCTTTTCAAGGTTACTTTTATTTTGCATTTTCTTTTTGTTTTTTTAGTTCTCGCTCTTGCATTAGCAATTGTAAGTCATGCCAACGATACATCTTCTGATTTACATCATCCCAAAACCAGCCTTTGTAATCTTGCGATTGTTCCATTTGCTTAATTTATCATAAAGTTAAGGTTATATCACCATTTGTTTTAATACTAACAACTCCTAATTGTGCGTTGCCTTGGTAGCCATGAGGGCTAACAGGAGTATGTAGTTGTAACCATGCGTTGCCAGTGTAAACCTGTAGTACGCCAATAGATGTATTCCATATCACATCGCCAGCGTTAAAAGCAAAGGTACTTATTTCACTGTCATTAAACTGTGGTGTCGAATTTGGGTCAAACTTTCCTAAGTTAATCTCTAGTATTCTAACTAGCCGATTGAATATGTTCGCATCAACCTCAGTTAATGCTAATGGTAACCTACTATCAAGAAGTTTTGCCATTATCTTCTGCCATCAGTTCTAATATCGAATCTATTAGCTCCTAGTCTCCATTTAAATCCAGTGCGTACTGCTGTATCTGCGTCATCATCTGACTGTACTCTAAACACCATTTGTCTTGCTCTAGTTCTAACAAAGTTTTGTGTGGTAGAGCTGGTAACATCGCTTGTTGAACTCGTTGTTAAACTTTCGCCCGGATAATTTCTAGATTTTAAAACATAATTTATTTGGCCGCTTGTAGGAGTAGATCCAAAAAACTTAACGTCAGGAATAATCCTGCTTATAAAACCAAATTGGTCACCTTCGTCAATATCGATATCACCGGATTCAATAAAGACATTGTCCATCGGAACACCGTCTGCATCTGAGCCAGTCTCGTGATTGTATAAAATGCTGCTGTTCCCTGAACCTTCTGTTGCCAGCGGATTGTCAAATATTCCCTCATCTAACCAAGCTGTTCTTGATAACTCTCCTATGCTCCAAACGTTTTCTAAATAATTATAAGTAATGTATCTATCTATATCATCACTGCTTCCAGAACAATAGAACCATCCTATCTCATTAAACTCTTTGTTGCTAAAGCCGAATATTTTAAATGATTGTGTTGTATTTAAATCATCTAAAACATAATTAAGAACACTAGAGGTAACCCTTTCAACAGCTCCTGCGTATTTATAGAAGCCATCTCGGGCCATCCAATAGACGCCATTAGGTGCATTGATAGCAGCATTAGGAGATATCATGCCAACATTTTCATTAATTAGGTTAACGCCAAATGTAAATGGAGCACCAACAAACTGCATAGAATATAAAGATGTATCAGTCCAAATAAGTATTTCTTGTCTTGCTCTTAAGCCGCCAAATATTTGAGAGCCTGAAGACAGTCTTATATCTCCTGCTGTATTGGTGGCTGTTGGCTCCCAATCTGTTAAACTTTCTTGACTGCTAAACGCTACAAGCAAAGGATCTACGCTTCCTGTTCTAGCGCTGCCAACAATAGGATCTGCACCCAAAACAATAACGTGACGATCAATATCACTAACAATAGTTTGCAAGCCTTTAGTTGGCGCAAGATTAGCTCCTGATAAAGATGTAATATCTACTGCTCTAGTTGATGTTCCGCTAGATGTATCCCAATAATAAACACCGCCAGCTCTTGGGTTGATAACCAAATCTTCACCGAATGCGTCATGCGACCATAATCTTAGTTGATTAGCAAAACTTGCCGCTGCCGCTGAACCCCATGTGCTAGATCCCCATGTGCTCACACCCCAACCTGTGGATGGAACATAAACATTTAGACCTGTATTGATTTGATAGGTTCCTACTGTAGATCCACCACCATTACCGCTGTCTCCAGCTGCGGCCAATACTGGATCGCCGCTAGTATCTTTGGCCTCAATCGTATAAGAGTTAGCGTTAACAATAGTTGCTATTTGATATTCTTGATTAAGCACAGCAGCAGTAATATTACCACCAAGAGATGCTGCCCCAGAGAAAGTTACAAAATCATTAGCCACAGCTCCATGAGCTGTATCAGTTACAGTAATGGTTGCATCTCCAGTTCCCACTTTAGCAAACGTTACATCACCAGCGCTGGTTGTAGATCTTATTGGAGTAACATCATTGAAGTTAGCTCCTTCTTTAACATAGTATTTTAGATTGGTTCCCATGCCTAGAAATTTAGTAGACGATAAAGAAACCCAGCCAAGCATGGCGCGACAAGCTCCCAAGAAAGTGTTTAAACTATTTTTAGTCCAACCACCTATTTTTTCTGGCAAGCCTTTTCTAAAGCGAACAAGATTACCATCAGCCCAACCGCCTTTATCCATAAGGTCTGTCATCTCTTTGTTGATGCCGGGTTGAAATGTAAGTTTTGTTAAAGGCATATTCTATTAATCTGTTTTACCTAAAGGACTGAGCTCTGGTGTTTTGTTTATCTTTAACAAAGCTTTAAGCAAAGAATCCTTTGAATCTATTTTATTTAAAGTTTTAATGGTTTTAGATACTTCAGTTAAATTTTTTGTACCGTCATACACATCAAAAAATACTTTATTAATTGGCAAAGCAACAAAACAAAACATGTCGATTTGGCCATTTCCATATCTTACCATTTTATTTTGGCGAATGTTATTAACAGTTCTTTTACTTGTGCGCAACTCCCAACGATAATAATCGCTATCTCTTCTTGTGTATACAGAATTTGTAGTTTTTACTTGAACCCTATAAAGGGCGTTGTCGTGATCAAGAATAAGATCTGCTTTGTGTCCCGGAGGTGTAGGTATTACAGAGTCACAATATCTCAGCATGTAAGATGCTGCTAGATATTCTCCTGCTAACGATATTCTAGCAGAGGATTCAGACATCTAGCCTCCGTTATATGTGTTGCCAGTCCTTTCCTTCAAACATTAAAGCTTCTGCTTCTCTTCTTCTTGTAAGGCCAGGCAATACTTTGCGCTCACCATTTACAGTTGCTTTGTTCCATCTTTTTATTTGTTCAGGAACTTCGTTGTACTCTCCTGCATTTAATTTTTTTAATAAAGTAGATACTTTTAAATTAGCTGGACCTAAGTTGTATACCCAAGAAACCAAAGCATCAAATTGACATTGATTCATTGGCACTGTAACAAGAGCATTTATGTAATGTTCATACTCATCTTCAAGCTCACGCCATAACATAAACTCTGCTTTTTCTTCAGACCACTTATCACCTTTTTGTACATCTTTGGTATGGCCATAACCTATAGTCCATACTCCAGCAGCGCACTGGTAAGCTTCAAGCTCACAGCCTTCAAATTTTTTTATAAGCTCAAAGCCTTCGTCTGAAGTGTGCATTAGTTTACAGGAAATATTATTGATATTAATGCTATTAGCAAAGTTCCTAAAAATCCGAAACATCCAAACACCGCCATTTTTAAAGTTTTGTTTAAGTCTGAAACTTCTGCTTTTATTTCTTCTGTTTCTTTAAATATTGTTTTCCACCTTTCTTCACATTTTGCCTCATGAGACTTTAAGTCTGATGCGACTGATTGAACTGTGTTTCTATTCGCCATCCTTTTTATCACCCGTATTGGATGCTCCAAAGTAAAACGATATAACTGCTGATGCCAACCCACCCAAATATCCTAACACTAAATTAATTAAAGCTTCAGAGTTTTGCTCAGGTGGTTGCAGTGTTACTAAAAATATGTAGCCCATAAAACCACCAACAACAGCAATACCCATAATTCTAGCTGTCCAATCTTTGTTAAAAGTTTTTCTAGCGTCTTGTTTTTCTACTGTTTCTAGTCTAAATATATCTACATCTAGCTCTTTCATTTGAACTTCAAACTGTTGTTCAGCTTTTTTTAACTCAAGCATTTGTTCTGGAGTGGCCTCTTGTATAGCTTTGTTAATAGATTTTGGATCTGTTTGACAGCCAAGCACGCCAGCAATAACAGATGCTGCCTGGCCGCCTAATGGGCCACCCAAAGCTGAACCAAGCGTTGGAGCAAGCGCCCCTACTACATTTTTAATTAAACCAAATTTCATGTGTAACTAATCCTTTCTTTGATCATCTCTATCTGCTTTTGCTATTTTGTCTATATCTACTAAGTTTGGAACTCCTAACAAGGTTTTTAATAAAACATCTTGTCTGATGCTTTGATTATCCATGGCCCTAACTCTGTCAATTAAACTAACTATAATTCCATATTGTGAGTCTAACTTTGTTGATACTCTTTCTTCCATTGTATCTAAACTTGTTTGAACTTTTTCATCTAAAGTATCTAACTTATTTTCCATTCCATCAATAATTCTATTGATAAGTTTCCAAACAAAAACACCTAATCCCAAGGCTGCTGCTATTGGAAAGCCTAATTCTGTAATGACAGATACTGCATCCATTAGCCGGGGACTAAAATAAATTTATTTAAATTTAGATGTAACTTTATTCCAAAGCTCAGGTTTGAATTTTTTTACAGACCAAGCTAAAACTACTGCTACTATTATTAATGGTATTAATATATCCATAATTTACTCCTATGAAGATTCGTCAGGTGAAGGTGGGAACTCAGGTAACGGTCTAACTGGTGGCGTTGCATCGTTATACACATACAAAGCCTGTAGCTGAGGAACCGTTGTACAAGCGTTAATCATCGTTACTTGGCTTTGGCAAGTAGTCCTTATTGACTCCCTCCAGTTATCCCAGTCAGTAGGTATAGCTACGCCATTTTCAGACTTACGCACCACATACCAATCACTAGGTTGTAATAAGCCATAAGCTTGATTTTGTTGAGTTGTAATAGCGTTTGATTTAAGACCTGGAGTTACATTCCCATCATCATCTGTTGTGTCATTTAAAGGTTTAGGCGTTGCTGTTCCGTAAGCTCCTACGACTGTTTTTGTATACGTTATACCGCTTACACTTACGCTATCGTAATAAGTAAAAGTTTCGTCTGTATTAACATAGTAAGCAGGGTTTTCGTAATTGCTTGTATCCTCAACAACTGGGTAAACTCCTATCGTTGCTAATTCAGTATTTGACCAAGAAGACATTACATTTTGCGGATAATTTACATCCCCATAAGTAATGGCTGTCGGTCTTGTATAAACCTTGGTTACGTTATCGCTTGTATCTACTGATGCCCACATATTATTATATTACCTCAAATTAATTATTTTACCTAGCTGTTGTTGGGATTCCTGTTGATGTTACTAATGGATTTTCTGCAAATGCCATATACATGTAGTCACCACTTGTTGCGTTCATACTTGCAGCTGATGTTCTTATTTTAAATCCATTTGATAAATGGTCTATGTACTCTCCTGCACTTCCTTCTGCATCTATTAAATCTGCATACAATCTTGGAGATGCACCATTAAGACCTCTTTCAATATCAGTCATAATCCAATTATTTGCACTATCGGTTCTTTTTACCATAACCCAATTCGGTTTAAATCCTGTATAAACAAATGCACCATTTGCATTACCGTTACCGACATATCTTCCTATTTTTGAATATCCTTGTATATTTTTAAAAGCAAAAAACATATATTTTGAGCTAACATGATTAACAGCTTGGTGACTACCTAAAGGCACTATTGTGCTTGTAAAGTTAGCATTTCTCCAAATTGTAGTGTTGCTCATAATTGCATTATTAGTGTCTAAAAATACATGGTTGCTACCACCATTTCCAAAATCTGATATGTTTGGACAACCTATTACCCAATATTTTGTACCACTTCCTTGATAACCCTTTATCATAAAAAAGTCAGGTATAGCTCCTAGTCCATGACCAATACTTACTGCGGCATTGCCATCCCCTGTATAAGTACCCATACTAAAACCTGCTGTAGAATTAACTTGTACTGAAGTTGTAATACTTCCCTCTGTATTATTTGAAACAGACCCACCATTACATTTCCATTGCCAACAGGTAAATGGGTCGTCAGCTGAATTCCAAACATCACCATTAGTACCACCAGCAGCAGCAGTAAATCCATCTGTTAAAACTCCTGAACAATACCCATAAGTTGTTGCTGGTGTATTTGCATTAGCACTACTGTTAGTGGCTACTTGAGTGCTGTAAGTTGGAGCATCAAAACTTAAATTTGAAATTTGTACATGATGATTACTTGAACCATCCCTGTTTTTACCCCACAACCAATCAGGCTGTAAATCACTATGACCATCATTGGTTAAGTTTCTTGGATGAGAACCGTTACCTGTATATAAAAGAGTTTGAAAATATACTGATGGATCGTCTATTGTTGTATAAGCCATAATTAATTATCCGTATTCTGCAAGATTTTTCGTGCAGAGAGAGTAAAAGCCTGATGGGGGTGCGTATTCAAAAGTTCCGTAGCCATTGGCATCACTTGCTGCACTTGAGATTGTATCTGCTGTATAACCACCAAAGTTAGATTTAAAGTCTTTATCCCCAATAGAAGCCAAAGCAAAATATTGTTCGTTATCAGTCATTGCAAAACCATTGGTATTATTGGCAGGGTCGCTACTATTTGTCCAGCTTCCATTTACAGCAAAATGAACTTTATTGTTATCACAATCCATAGCAACGCTTATCACATCTCCTGCTGAAGTTGTAACACCTGAACTTGTATAAGTTCCTTCGTAGTAAATAGCATCATTGCCAGTAGTTCCTGATGAGTAATATGCTGCTCCTGCTGTTTTATCAGATAATGAGCCTAAGTAAAAATCAGCATTAAGGCTTTCATCAATATAATCTGCATCTACATTTCCATTCATCAAATAATTACCACTTTCTAAAACTTCAAATTCAGCGTACCACTTACCCTTTCCTACCCTCATATTATTATTTACAGCACTAAAACCACCTGAATAATTATTCTCTACTACAGTTCCGCCATCTTTAATAAGTGTAGTACCTTGATTGTATCTTCTTATTGTGTTCCAAGTAGTAAAATTATTAGTAGGTGTGTCAGTTGATTGGTCGGCTGCTGTGATGTTAGCTAAACTATTGGCATCATGCCCTTCACCACTTGAGTCTTTTCCCATGTTTGAAGAATCATCAAACTTATAGTAAAACCCTTGAGTTCCATAATTTCCACCTGTGTATTGTTTAGGAATCCAAATACCAGTATCTTCATCAGCTTCACCGAAATTTGATGGTTCTGCAACTGTTCCGTTTAGATAATGAACTTCTGCCATATAGCCATTAAATTCTCTACCACCAGCATACCATCTTCCAAGTTGTAGCCAGTTTGAACTTGTTCCTTGACCACCTAAGTCTAAATCAGTATTTTGTGTTGGATAGGATGCGTTACTGAAAGATGTAACTCTACTGCCATTTACATAAATTCTATTTCTATCTGCTTCCGTAGAGTCTGTCGTGTCCATAATCCATACTAAATGATACCAAGCTGCTGTGTCTCTAAAATCTTGAGTTGTTTCTAAATATGTTGTGCTTGTTGTGTAAAGTTGTAACGATTCAGAGGTATCGAATCTCATAACTGTTCCACCTGCACCAAAAATATACTCTGCTACAGAAGTGATAGCATTGGTTCTTTTAATCCAAGCACTAAATGTCATAGTTCTTTGATTACCTGAAGCTTGGTTAGTAGTAACTATGGCTTCATCATTAGACGCTTCAAACTTACAAGAGTTATCAATCTCATACCCAGTAGATAGGCTTCCTCTATTTGCTGTACGCTGTAGCGTTTCCATATTAGGTTTGTGCTAGATTTTGAACTCTACCGATTTCTTGCCAAACTGATCCGTTGTATCTAAATGATAGAATGTCTGTTTTGTTGGCTGTAGCTGTAATCGTGGGAGCTGTACTGGCAGCAAATTCAAAGACAGTATTCCAAGCGATTGTTCTGGCTGTACCGCCTTGTGCTATTTCTACAGAAATAATTGCACCTTCTACAGCATTACTGGGGGCCGAAAACGTGGTGTTCTCAGTTGTAACATGATATGCGTTTGCGGCAGCTCTTGCGTCCCAAGCTACTGCATTAGAGCTTGAGGTAATAGCTACTTGGCTAATATTAGCTGAAGTAGAAGCTGTAACTTTTTTAGGCATAGTAACAAACTGGTTTTCATCTATTGAAATACCAGGAGTTGTACCTACTGCTGAACCAAGACCTATAACCAAATCATCAGCACTATCATCAAGTCCTACATAGTAGTCTTGAGCATTACCGTCAAATACTATTTTAGTATCTTCGGCTGTTGCATCACCTATCGTTAGCGTTGGGCCATTTAAAGTTAAACTGTCGGAAAGTTGTAAATCGGTAAGCACATCTAAAACTGCTGCTCCTGCACCTGCTCCGTCTAATTGAACTATAGCTACCTTGCCAGCAGCAATAGTTACGTTAGCTCCTGAGCCTTGTGAAATAATAATATTTTGAGATCCACTCGTAGCGTTTTCAATTATTTGAACTCGCTTCATAGTATTTGGACCAATCGTAATCGTACAAGCTGAATCTAACGTGCCTGTATATTTAAGATACATGGCTCGACCAGCATCTGCTGATCCATCTGCGACTGTAGTTGTATGAGTATCTGCGTTGGTGGTAATAGCTTCAGTACCTATACCGAGAGCTTCACCAATTAATTCTAAGTTGGTATTTGTAGAAGTACCCCAAGTTCCGCTTTCATCACCTGTAGCGATTTCTTTGAGTCTTAAATTATTTACATAAGTTGCCATTTCTTACCTCTGAGCATTTATTATGCCATTTTAAATTGCTTATTGTATATTAAATTATGCAGCTACGTCTGTCCAATTAGGCGTCTGGGATTCGTCAATATCTTGCCATTTAAATATATGGCCTAGTTCTCCTGTAGCTGATACGCCTGTAATAGAAACATTTGCTTTGGCTGCTACCGTTGGATTAACAAACGGATCAGATCCATTCATTTGAGCAACAAGATCATTAACATTAAATCTATTATCTGTAATGGTGCTAGCTGTTCCTATAGCACTTGTTCCTGCTACGCCTGTAACTGCAACATTAGCCTCACCATCTACATCTACTGATACTGAGCCAAGAGTTGATGTTAGTCCTGCAACTGATGCTACAGCTTGACCGTTTACTCCAGGCGCACCTAGAGCAGATGTGGCCGCTAGCCCACTTACGCTAATATTGTTAGTAGATACAGTTGTCGGGGTTCCAACCGCTGATACAGCAGCAAAGCCATTAACCCCAACTACACCACCAGCATCAACTGCAACACCACCATTAGTAGATGTTATTGATAGGCCGCTAGGTGATACTTTTGCTTTTGCTACAACTGATATAGTACCTAAAGCAGATGTTGCTGCTGAAGGCGCTGAAAGGGTAACGGGGATGGGTTCGCCCCAGGTTAATTGACCCCAGGTGCCTCGACCCCAACCGTTAATGATAGCCATTTAAGGCTAGGCGATTCTTATAATCGCTGTAGAAGCTGCTGCTGCTGGGAATACAATAGTGAAGTCTCCAGCGGTAGATGTTTTATCGCCACCAAAGTCAATTGTTGCTACTGATTT